GGGATAAGCACAGCCGGTCAGATGAAAAGCGAGGCATTTCAGGTTAAAGAATTGCCGTTCATGTTCGATGGCTGGAAAGAGTACCGGGATTTCTTGTTAGACAAGCTGATTACTGACCCGGATAACCACGAATTGTTTGCCAAAAAATTCAGGGAAAATGATCGGGATTTTGACGGTATCTCACCCCGTCACGAAAAGCGGATGTACAAAGTTCATATCGGCGCAATGCTGGCGAACGATTACCACATGACCAAAATCAAGAATGCGATGACCAGCGGGGTGTTTATGGCCTATCGCCGTTGGAAGCAGGGCAAGCGAGTCCCGCAACGCATACTTGATCAGATGATGAAATGAGGGAGCCCATGACGGACCTGATAACAGAAATCGAGAAACACTTGGTCAATTACTCGAGTGATGCTGAAAAGATCGCGTTTTGCGAAGAGATCCGCGATCAACTCCATGAGCTCTGTCCACTTAAAGGCCAGCCGGTTGACCGGGTGCGTTGGGTGCCGATTGATAAGGTCACTCCAAATGATTACAACCCGAATAGCGTAGCAGGCAAGGAAATGTCCCTGCTGTATACGTCGATCAGCCACGATGGGTACACTCAGCCAGTGGTTACGATCTATAACGCCGAGCGGGATCTATTCGAGATCGTCGATGGCTTTCACCGTTATTACACCTGCAAGACAAACCCGGACATTCTCGAAGCCAACCACGGCATGCTGCCAATCGTCGTCATTCAGAAAGATATCAACGACCGGATGGCGTCAACGGTCAGGCACAACCGGGCCCGCGGCAAGCATAGCGTTAATGGAATGAGCAGCATGGTATTCAACATGCTGGATAACGGGTGGGATGATAGCGCAATCTGTAACGAGCTTGGCATGGAGCCCGAAGAACTTTTGAGGCTCAAACACATTACCGGATTCAGCAAGCTATTCGAGGATACCAGCTACAAGAAGGCGTGGCAGACCCGTAAACAGATTCTTGCTCGCAAAGCGCACAGGGATCAGGAGAAAGCTAATGGATGACACAAACGTGTATACCGCCGAAGAAAATCCGAAGCGAGGACGCGGCCAGCCAAAGAAGCAACTCAGCGACGCGCAAATAGCGCAAGTTGAGGCGCTGGCTTCTGTTTTGACGAAAGGGCAGATTGCCGATTACATGGGGATGTCGGAGAACACCTTACGCGAGAGGGAGAAAGAGGACGAAAGAATTGCTGAGGCCTATAAAAGAGGTAAGTCAAAAGCCATTGCATCAGTAGCCAGCAACCTGCTCACACAGGCCAGAGCCGGCAACCTGACCGCGATTATCTTCTATCTCAAAACGCAGGCCAAGTGGCAGGAAACCAGCCATGTAGACCACACCACTAACGGCGAATCAATAACGGGAATCGAGCGTGTCATCATCGACGAAGCTGAGGATCAAGACGCCGAGATGGGCTAAGCCGTTAATAGGGCCCCGCCGTTACAAGCTCATCAAAGGCGGGCGGGGCTCAGGGAAATCACACGAAAGAGCAGAATCAGCGATAGAGGCGCTGATCATCAATCCCAACTGCTCAATGGTTTGTATACGGGAAATTCAGCAATCACTCCGGTATTCCGCAAAACGCCTGATTGAAAAAAAGATTCGCACCCTTGAAGTTGCTCACCTGTTTGAGGTACAGGACAACGTAATCAAGCGCCGGGGCGGTGCCGGGATAATCATTTTCCAAGGCATGCAGGACCACAACGCCGAGTCAATCAAATCGTTGGAAGATTTCGACATTGCATGGGTAGAGGAAGCTCAAAGCCTGTCGCACAGATCCATTGCCCTGTTGTTGCCGACGATCCGTAGTGCAAATTCAGAGATCTGGTTTACGTGGAACCCGGACCAGCCAACGGATGCTGTGCAGGAATTTTCCGACCGGATGGAAGAGTCCGACCCGGAAGGCCGCAAGCACGTAACCATTCATGTCAATATCGACGACAACCCGTTTGCGCCGGATACCCTAATGGAAGAGCGGGACAACCATAGGCAGACCAGGCCAGATGATTACGACCACGTATGGGGCGGCGGTTTCAATTTCCGCAATGAGGCCATCGTGTTCGCGGGCAAAACAAAGGTCATGGCATTCGAGCCACAGCCGCATTGGGATGGTCCGTATCACGGTCTGGACTTTGGCTTTGCAAATGATCCGACCGCGGGCGTGCGGGTATGGATTGGCGACAATATGCTGCACATCGAAAAGGAATTTGGTGGCGTTGCGCTTGAGTTGGATGATACGGCAAGGCTGGCAAAGAACGAGATCCCCGGCATTGAGGATTATGAAGTGCAGGCCGATAGCGCACGGCCCGAATCGATCAGCTACCTTAAACGTCATGGATTGCCGCGGATCAAGGCTGTAAAAAAGTGGCCGGGATCAATTAAGGATGGCATCGACTTTCTTCGCAACTTTGACATAATCGTAATCCATGAGGATTGTAAGCAAATGCAGTATGAGGCTCGCCACTACCGCTACAAGGTGGATCGCAAATCAGATCAGGTGACGCCGACTCTGGTTGATAAAGACAACCATTATTGGGACGCGGTGCGTTACGCGCTTGGCAATATAATCCGCCGGCCCAAGAAAAAGACGAGGATTTTGTAATGAGTGATCGCTACAGCAATCGGCTTATCCGGTCTATTTGGGATCGGCTACTCGGTAAAAGCCATGACGGTAAGCGGGACCGTTACGAAGTTTTTGGCTGGCAAAAGGCCTTGAGGTCAGAGAATTTCGTAGGGCTGTATCACCGTAATGGTGTGGCATCTCGAATTATCCGGGCGTTCCCGCAGGCAACATGGGCCAGTCACCCGGTAATCTGTGACGATAGCGATGATGATGCCAGTGGTTTTACTCAGGCATTCGATGACCTGAATAAGCGGCTGCGTATCATGCACTACCTTGAGCGGGCCGACAGGCTATCCGGCATTGGTCAGTTCGGTGTGCTGTATTTGGGATTCGCTGACAACGCGCAATTACGCGATCCGGTCGAAGGCAATGCCCCGCTGATGTACCTGTCGGCTTATGGCGAGTACAGCATTGAGGTCCAGCAATGGGACATGGACCCGCGCAGCCCCCGGTTCAATATGCCAACCCTGTACACCCTGCAGACCGGGCGCACGGCCTTGGCAACCGAAACCAGCGCGTCCCGGTCAATCACCGTCCACCACACCCGGGTATTGCATCTGGCTGAGCAATTGGATGACGACGAAGTATATGGAATCCCGCGATTGCTCCCGGCTTACAATTACCTTGAGGATCTGGAAAAGGTCTGTGGTTCGTCGGCGGAAACATTCTGGCTGGCGGCAAACCGTGGAATTCTGTGGTCTGCAGATTCCGATGCTGAGTTCGACGAGGCCGACAACCAGCGGCTAAAAGAGCAGGCGGAAGAATACGACCACCAGTTGCGCCGTTCGATTACCGCTACCGGGCTATCTGCTCAAGTGTTGGGCAGCGATACCCCGTCGCCAGAAGCCAACGCCAAAACCTTGCTGATGTTGATTTCCGGCACCTACGGCATGCCACAGCGGATCTTGACCGGGACCGAATCCGGAGAGTTGGCGAGTACGCAAGATATCACCAACTGGAATGTACAGATCGACAACCGGCGTCAAAATTATGCGGGCCCCCGGATACTCCGGCCGCTAATCGAAAGATTGATCGAAACCGGGAATCTGCCCAAACCAAACGGTCAGTTCTATAGCGAATGGGATAGCCTCACCAGCCTGTCGGAGAAAGATCAGGCCGACATCAATAAGGTCAAAACTGATACCCTAGTGGCTTACACCAACGCGATTGGCGCGGATCTGCTTGTGCCGCCGCGGGAATTCCGTGCTGATTTTCTTGGCATGTCAGAGGAAAGCGAATATCTCGAAGAGGACGAGCAGCCATTAGACGAAGGCGACGAGGATGTACAAGCAGGTTTTGGTAAGCCCCCGGCTGGCGGTGAAAACGATAGCGACGAAGATGATGTGCAAGCTGCATCTTAACGCGGAGTTTCGTAGCGACCCGACCCGGACCAAAACGCTACGCCGGCAGTTCGAGCGCGACATGAATAAGCGATGGGACGCAATCATCCGTGAGTTACAGGCCTTTATGGAATCCGAGGGCAATCTTACTGCCAATCGCGACTATGAGTTTACGACCGGACCCCTCAGTACCGTAGCAATTCTTGATTTTCTGACTGCAGCCATTGACGAGCAGTTGATCGATGCCGATGAAGCAGAGCGGATCATTCGTGAAAAAGGCGTAAAGCCTGATCCCAACAATTGGATAGAGGGCTATGTTTATACCGCCTACAAGAAAGGCGTCAAACGAGCCGAAACTGAATACAATAAGCGCGTCAATGACGAGCGCAAAAAGGATCTGATGTTGGGTGCAATCAAACGGCGCAACCATCAGGACAAATTGGAACAGGTACTTGGTCGCACCTATACTGATCTGAAAAAGATAGATAGCGCGATGGAAGCCGGAATTCGTAGAGAAATTGCGTTAGGGCTCGAAGCTGGCGAAGGCACGGAGAAAATAGCAAAACGGATCCGTGACCGGGTGGAGAAGATAGGCAAGACTCGAAGCCGCACATTGGCACGAACCGAAGTCATCCGGGCTCACCATGCAGCCAACGTTGCAACCTATCGAGAGGCCGGCGTAGGAAGCGCAGAAATACAGGCAGAATTCAGCACAGCCGGGGATGCGCGAGTATGTAAGCAATGCGAAGGACTCGAAGGTACTGTATATTCTTTAAACAGAATCGAAAATCTGATACCAGTACATCCGAATTGCCGATGTATTGCGATTCCGATCATTGAGCTATAAGGACAGATCTATGCCCTGCACATGCCAGCCGGTCACCAACAAGCAGCACGTAATGACCCTGCAGCAAGTCGCGGCCCCCATGCGTCAGAACTGGCGAGGCGAGGCGTATTTGATTGTCCCGGTCATCATGGCGAAACTCGGGGTAGTCATGAACGGCGCGACCATTCCCGACGAAGAATTCTTCGCGCCAAGCTGGAATGGCGTACCCGTAACTTTCGGTCATCCTGCAGACGACAACGGCGATTTCCTCAGTGCGAACAGCCCGGAGGTGTTGGATCGGTGGCAAGTAGGCTATATTTTCGGCACAGAATACCGTGGCGGGGATCTGAAAGCTGATGCCTACGTGAATATCGAACGAGCGGAAATGTTGCGGGAAGGATCAATCGAGGCCCTTGAGACAGGGGAATTAAAGATCGATGTCAGCACCGGGTATTTCTGTGAACACGATAACGCCCAAAACGACATCACCATTCATCGCGACATAAAGCCGGATCATCTGGCAATCTTGTTCGATATCGAAGGCGCCTGTTCTTTCGAGGATGGGTGCGGCATTCGAGCCAACCAGCAAAGAGGTAAAGTCATGCCAAACGAGCAAACCATGAATCGCAAAAGCGCGTTGACCACTGCCATTAACGCGATCAATTCAGCCTTTTCGACCAGTTCCAAAATTGACGCCAATGGCGAAAGCGAATTTGACAAGGCGCTAAAAGTTGAAGCAAACCGCCGGGGTGCTGATGATGATTTCCGTCAGATGGTAGCGGATCTGGTCAGCATGAACGAATCGCCGTTTATGCCAGAAGATATGTAC